CTGCCCCGGGCCTGATTCCCGCCGCCGCCCGAGACCAGGCCACCGCTCGCGAAATGCCGGATCGTGTTGTGCGAGTCGCGGGTGAACTTCCCCGCGTTGATCGCGTGCATCGCCGGGACGCCGACCCGTTGCACCGACGCCGCATTGACCACGTACTCGCCTTTCGAGAGCATGGCGGGGATCGAATCGCTGGTCGCTGTCCCGGCGCCCCACACGTGGCCGCCCGCGGCAAGGGCGAGGATTCCTGCGGCCGCGCGGAGCGCCGGAGAGAACGGCATCCCTTCGCGCCGCGGGTGTTCTACAGCGCCGCCCTGCCAGAGGCGTAGGACGCCGCGCTGGGTGACGTGGCCGCCCTGCGCAGCAGCCGCCGCCGCGAGGTCTCCGAGGCCGGCCGCCCCACCAGCACCGCCCCCGCCGCCCGAGAAGAGGCTCATAATCCCGCCCTCCCCACCACCACCGCCGCCGCCCGAACCGGAAGACGAGAGCGCGGACGCCGCCTGCGTGAGCTGCTGCGCGGACTGGGTGAGCTGGCTTGCCGCGTTGGAGAGCGCGCTTGCCACGGACCGCAGCGCGGACGCGGCGGCTGAGAGTGCGCCAGAGCCGGAAGTGCCCCCGCCAATGGCGCCGGCGACCCCGCCCGGCGTAGGAATCCCTGCCGCTTTCTGTGCGATAGAGCTTGCCAATCCGAGCGCGGTTTGCGTGCCGGGGACGGGGCTGAACCCGAGCTTTGAAGCGATCCCGCTGGCCGTCCCGAGCACCCCGGCGATCGACTGCGCTTGGCTCGGGCCGCCAGTCCCCCCGGCGTACGGCACTGCGGCGTCAGGCGCGGCGGCAGAGGGCAGCGCCCCCACCCCGGCGTCGCTGCCCAGCATCCCGAGGTCAGGCGTGACCGACGGTGCGCTCAGAGCGGCCGGGGAACCTGGGGGTGGCGTGGCGCCCGACTGTGTCAGGTTCCCGCGCTGCGCACCTGCGGGTGCCGCAGGACCGGAGGGGTTGATACGGTTGAGCATCACCGCGATGGCCATCCAGCGGTCCGCCGCGGCCTGCATCGCCTTGCCCGCGTCGAACAGCACATCGGGCGCCGTGCCGAGCGGCGTGGTGTCTCCCTTCGGCTTCGGTGCCAGCGCGTGCTCGATGCCCTCCTTGATCTTGACCCCGATCGGCGCCGCAAAGGCGTGCTGGAGATCCTTCACGAGCCCGATCGCCAGCTCCTTCATGGTGGCCGAGAAGCTCCGCATCTTGTCGATGCCGCCACCGAAGAACGAATCGAACGACCGCCCCAGCGATTCGCCGAGTGCCTTCCCGAGCTCGGTGCTCGCGTCGGTCGCCTTCTTCGCCTCGATGATGGTTTGGTTGTAGGCGGTGGCGATCTTCTCGACCGCGATCACGTCTTTGGGGTCGCCCGTGATCTCCGCGAACGCCACCGCTTGCGTGTAGAGCGCGCGGAGCTGCACGAGGGCATCGGCGTACGCCGTGGCGAGCTGCTGCGCGCCTTCCGCCTTGGTGATCGTCCCGACGTCTACCTGGGCGTGTACATCCGCGACACGGGCCGAGAGGGTGTCCCGCACGCCGGTCTCTCCCTCGCTGATCGATGTGCGGGCGGTCTCGGTGCGCTTCTTCTGGAGTTCGTCGAGGGCTTCGATCTCTTGCGCCGTCGTGTGCTTCGTGGCTTCGAGCGCCCGGGCGTTCAGGTTCGTGATTTGGGCGAGCAGCTCGGTGCGCTTCTTCGGGTCAGTCTCCGTCGCGAGGAGCTGCTCGTCGATCGCGACTTCTTTCTGGAGCCCGTCGTATTCGATCGCCGCGAGCTTCGTGTAGTACTGCTCGGCCGAGATGAGCTTTTGCTTGTAGAGATCCTCCGTGTCCTGCTTGTCGATCCGCATCTGCTCGGCGATGATGGATCGCTGGGCGGCGGCGTCCGCCTCGCGTTGCCCATCCTCCTTGCGGCCCTTGCCCGGCGCGGCCTCCTGCGGCGCGCGGGTGAACGTCGCGCTCCCCGCCTGCTTCTGGCGGAGGGCGGTGATCTGGTCCTGCTCCTGCTTGCGACGGAAGGGGTCCGACTCCAGCTCCATCTCCTTCTGCTTGATGGCGATCTGCTTTTCGAGCCCGTCGAACTGGATTTGCGCGAGCGCGTCCTGATAGTGCTTCTCGTCGAGGAGGCCCGCGGCGTGCTGGCGTTTCACTTCCGCGGTGTCGGCGGCCATCTGCTTGATGACATCCGCCTGCCCGGGAAGCGGGGCGGCTGCGGGGGCGAGTGCCGTCTGCGCTTTCTTGAGGTCGTCGAGCGCCTTCTGCTTCTCCTCCTGGAGATCCGGGATCGTGGACGCCAACGCGCCCTCGTCGCCGCCGCCGACCTCTCCCGGATTGTCGACTGCGTGCTGCGTCTGCGAGAGCCGCGATTCGACATCGACGACCCGCTGCTCGGCGATCCGCACCTGGCTGGCGGCCTGCTCCTGCTGCGCCGCGAGAAGCTTCTGGAGCGCGGCGGTCTGCCCCTCGATGGACGAGGTCTCGTCGTTGAGGGCGCCAGCGTAGGAGGGTGACAGCGCGATCAGCTTGGCCTTCGTCGCGGCGACGGCCTCCTCGGCCTCCTTGCGGGCCGTTGTGCCGGCCGTGGCCGCCTTCGCCGCCGCTTCCTCGGTTGCGAGTTGCGCGATCAACTCGGGCGCCAGCCGAATCGACTCCCCGAGCGCCTGATTTGCCGCTTCCTGCTCGGCGCGGGCGCGGGCGACATTCTGCCGATGCACTTCCCACGCGAGCCCGATGCCCGCGAGGATGAGGCCAATGCCCGTGAGCGCCACCGTGAGCGTGAGGAAGCCACCGGCTGCAGCCCCCGCCGCGACTCCCGCTGCCGTGAGCGGGGCTACGGCACCAGCCGCTGCGGCTTCGGTGGCGCCCACTCCCACCGCCGCCGCACCCGCAGCGACGCCAGCCGCGTTGAGCGATGTGACAAAGCCGCCAATCCGGGTCGCCACGCCGATCGCCGCGCCCGTCATCTTGTTGAGCGCGACCGTGTATCCGACGATCTTCTCGATCGCGAACGCGGCGGCAATCGCGGGCGCGAACTTGGCGGCCAGCGTCAGGAGATCCGCCATCGCGCGCACGGCCCCGCCGATGATCCCGCTTGAGAGTCCAACCTGGACGAACGCCGCGGCGAGCTTGACCGCCGCGGCCAGCGCGGTGCCGATCTGCGACGCCAGCGCAATCGTATCCGCGACGACCGCCTGCATCTTGTCGCGGTTCTGATCCAGCCATCCCGCGAGATCCTGGGCGCCCTTGACGGCTCGGTCGAAGAGATCGCCGAGCACAGTCCCGAGTGATGTCGTGATGGACTGGATCGCGCGGGTCAGCCCCGAGAGATCGAGCTTCGAGAACGCGGGGCCGATCTTCTGCTCGATGACGGTGACGATGGGCGCGACGGCATCTTCCGCCCCCCGCTCCAGCGATTCCTTGACCTGCCCTTCGATTCCACGGAGGTTGGTCGATGCGTCGCCGGGCTTGTACGCGGCCAGCTTTGCGTTGAGCAGTCCTTGGATGTCGTTCCGCTCTTTCGCTGCCTTGAGATCCGCCTGCGTGATCCCGAGGATGGCGACGAGTTGGTTCCGCTGCTGCGCGTGGCCGTTCAGGATTTGGAGCAGGGTCGATTCGACCTGCTCGTACGGGATGCCCAACTCCCGCGCGAGGACCGCGAGTTGCGTGGTCTCGCTCCGAAGGTTGGCCAGCGTCGTCGCGACATCGGTGCTGCTTCCCCGAATGGCGGGCGCCACGGCCTTGGTGAAGATCCCGGCCAGCGCCGTGGCTTCGATGCCGACGCGCGCGGCATCAGCCTGGAGCCCCCGCATCTCCGTGTCGGCGAGTGCGGTGGCGAGCGCGAGTTTCTCCTGCCCTTCGATCGCCTTGCCAGAGGGATCGGTGATCGTCGAGGAGGCCGCGACCTCCGCGCCGATGCCGAGCCGCGCTTGCTCTAATCCGCTCGTCGCGGTGAACCCTTCCGTGAGAAAGGCCCGCGCCGCGTGGATCGCCTCGTAGCCGATCGCCACCTGGGCGAGCACCGTGCGGAGGCCGGTCGCCCCTTCGATCGCGCCCGCGAACGCACCGGAGAAGTCGCGGCCGAGCCCCTTGCCGCTCGCACCCAGCTTGGCACTCGATGCCGTGGCGACATTGAACGCGACGCCGAGTTGCCCCGCGGCCTGCTTGAGCGCGAGCAGTTGGGCGGCGGCGCCATTGTCCTTCGCATCGATCGTGACTTGGACGTTGACCGCGCCAGCCATCGCTCACTCCATCCCTTCAGTTAGTCGTCTTCGAGTTCCTTCGGCAACTTCGGCATACTCTTCTCGTCTCCCCCGCACGCGGCCCAGATCCCCATGAGCCGCCAGTACTGCGCTATGCGTTCGCGCCCGAGGTACTCGCGGAACGCGAGGAGCGTTTCGCGGAGCGGCCATTGCGCGACGGCGCGGATGCGATCGGCGTCGGACCCGGCGACGTCCCGGATGACGCCGTTCCATTCGCCGTAGTCGTAGCTCGGGGCGCCGATGTATTGCGCGGGGCCGCTGTCGTCGTCGGCTGGGGCGAAGCAGTCGGCGAAGTCGGCGAAGAGCTGCCCCCGCTCACGAAAAAATCCGCGAGCGCCTCTCCGACCGCAGAGAGAAACGTGGCGAACACGCCGACGCCCTTCGCTTCGCTGAAGACGCTCGCGTTGGCCTCGACTTGATCCCGCTTCCACGGCTCGCCCGCGCGGCGATAGAGCCCGGCGAGCAACGTGAAGAGGTGGCCCGAGTCGTAGATGTCGGCGACGAGCGAGACGTTCCGCACGTCGTCGTTGGCGATCCCCGTATAGCGGTCCAGCGAGGCGATGCCCGCCTTCCGCAATTCGGAGATCATAAAGCCGACATTGTCGGCCGATGCTTCTGCGGTGGGGACGGGCTCGAACACCGCGTCCCCGATGGTGATCCGTGTTGCCATAGCGCGATCCCGCGGCGAACGGGGACAGCCCGAAGGCCATCCCCGCCCGCATCAGGAATCAGGTCGCGGTGATGTTGAGATCGCGGAGGTACGGATAGACTGCCGTCCCGCCGTGCGCACCGCCGGTCGCCTGGAAATCGTTGTACATGAGCGCCGACGCCTCCCAGGTCGCGTGCTTTTCGCTGATGAGCGCGCCACCCTTTTTCGCCACAAACGACGCGTACCAGACGTCGATCTGCCGGGAGATGCCGTACGCGTTGTTCTGGATCAGCCGGAGCCGCCCCTCGTAGAACGGGGTCGTGAGCGGCGACACGGAATCGAGCGCGATCGTGCCGTAGGTGTAGTCTGCCGTGACCGCCGCACCGGCGACCAGTGCACCCGTGACCGGAGTTTGTAGCAACTGCACCACGCCCGAGACGAGATCGATGACGTTGTAGTCACCGGGGGTGCCGGGCACGTTCGCGACGAGCGAGGTCGCGCCGACCTTGAGATCGGTGAACGCCGTGATGTTGCGATGCGCCAACTGGTAGAAGCTGCCCAGCACCGCACTGGTTGTGACCGACTCGGCCGTGACTGACGCGCCGGTCTGTGAGTACGGGACGTAGGTGCCCGACGTGAAGAGCGCCCGGTTGTTCGCCGAGAACTCCGTGCCGGTGATGTTGAGCTCCATCTCCGCGTAGGTCGCGGCGCGGGCGTAGGGCGAGGCGATGCCGCCCATCATGTTCTTGATGATGTCGGTTTCGATCTTCGGGTCGAAGTCCACTGCGTCCAGGTTCCCCAGGTGGAAACCGCCGATCGATTCCACGCCGTTGACAAACGGGTAGAAGATCGCGATCCCGCGAGGGGTCTGGGTCTGCCTGTTGCTCGGCGAGAGTAGTGCGGGGCCGGTGTATGTCATGGTCTGTGCTGATCCTCAGAGGGTGGAGTGGGGTGGGGTGTTAGGCGGTGGGATCACTCGCCGACGTGCCGTAGTTGATATGGAACCCGAGCGAGGCGAGGCCGAAGATTTTGCCCTTCAGCCGGGCATCGAACTCGGTGTCGGCGTGCTGCATCCCGGAGGTGAGGCCCCCGAGCGTTTGATCTTTCATCAGTGCGGAGACCGCCCAGACGAAGAGCGGATCGAGCGCGCCATAGACGGGCGTGCCGGCAACGACGCTCACCCAGCAATCCACCTTGAGGCGAAAGAGCCGGAACGAGAGCGGCGACGATTCGGTGCCGACGCGTTCCGTCTGCACTTCGCCGTCTGGGTAGACCACCATGATCGGCAGCGTGGCCCGGTCGATCGGGAGCGCGCGTTGCGTGTCGACGGTGAGCGGCGACGGCTTGATGAGCGCCGGCTTGGTGAGTGTCGCCGGTACCGACGCCACGTTGAGCGCGGCCACGGCCGCCGTCACGATCTGATCGACCCATGACGCGCTCACGACGCATCGGCGAGCGTGACGATCGCAAACACGCCATCCTTCCACGCGAGCGGCGCATTAACCAGATAGCCGGTCCCGTCCACGATGATCGACTGCCCCGGCGTGAGACCGCTGGCCAACGTCTGCGGCATGAGCAACGCCCGCGTCTCGCCAATCGGTTCGGCGCGATCGGGCACGCCGCCCCGGAAGTGCATGAGGTCCTGAAAGTCGTCCTCGATGCACAACAGCCCAGCCGGCGACCCCGCAAACGACACGGGGACGCCGAAATCGGCCGAGAACGGCGCGGGCTTCTCGACGAACGCGGCCGGCACTTACTTGTTGCCCCGCCGGCGGATGGTGGGATCGCTGGCCGGGCTCGGATCACTGTTGAGCGCATCGGTGGTCAGCGGGCCAGTGTCGAGCACGGCGTCAGGATCGACGAGCACCGCGCGCTTCGAGTGGATGAGCGAGCGGGCGAAGCCGAGGGGCAGCTCGTGCGTCTCGCCGTGATTCAGCACGACGCCGGGCTCTCCGGCCCTCGGGATGTAGTTCACGCCGCCATGCGGGTCGGCCATCGTGATGGTGACGGCCACGGTCTTTACGGGTGCCATAGGAGGCTCTCGGGTGTCAGAGGGGGGTGCTAGGGGGCGATCAGGTGAGTGCGTCCAGTGAGCCGGCGAACGAGCCGATGTGTTTGACGGCGACGCCGTAGAGCTCGTACGACGCCAGTTCGATCATGCCCTGCTTTTTGAGCGTGTACGGATCGACCACGATCTCGAAGCCCGGTCCCCAGAGGCCGATGATGAGATCCTCCCAGACGCCGAAAATGATCGCCTGGCAGGTGCCCGACGCCGAGCCCTTGGTCAGCGCTTGCGGCACAGTGTTGGAGACGATGACCGGATAGGTTGAGAACATCCGATCACTTTCGAGTAGGAATCGGCCCGTCGTGGTCGCACCGCCGCGATCGACCAGCCGAAGCTCCTGACGCATCGTGGGCGAGATGACCCACGCGCTCGTCGGGAAGGTGTCGTCCTCGCCGCCCGCGCCGTTCCACTCCGGGTACGCCGCGTTGGCGTTGGCGACCGCCGCTTCGATCGCGACGAGATTGGCCCATGTCGGGATCGCGCCGTTGGTGCCGAAGGCGATGAGTTGCGCGCCAGCGAGCTGCGTGGCGACGCCAGTCGGATTATTGCTCGAGCCCGAGCCGCCGATCGCGCCCGCGTCGATACTGACCGCGTGTTGTCGCGCGATGCTCTTGTAGACGAGCCGATCGATGCGGTTGCCGGGAATCAGCGCGGACTGCGCGAGCAGTTGCCGGCTATACGCCGTGACGCCTTGCAACTCGTTTGGCGTGAGTGGGATCTGCCCGAAGGTGATGTCGCTCTGCGTGGTGTCGCTGCCCGCGTTCTCCGCGACCGCGTAGATGGTCTCGACCGATGCGACGTAGGGAATCCCGATGTTGCCCTTGAGTCCCGGGAGAAATGTCGCGCCCGCCTGCAACACGACCGACTGCACGCGGAGGTAGTCGATCCACGGGAAGTCTTCCGTGAAGACGAGGTCGCCGCCCACGCTCGCGCTGCCCGTGTAGAGCCCCGCCCGCTTGGCCGGCACCGCGCCGTACGGCACCATGAGCGAGAGATCCCCGTGGGTCGCTCGCTCGGGCCAGTCCTTTCGGATCTGCGCGTCGATGTCGAAATGCAACCCGCTCGAGCGATCGACCTTGGGCTGGGCGAGCGCCGTGATGGCCGCCGCGATGCTGTATTCGCGTCGCTCTTTTGAGGAGAGCGTCAGTTCGGGCTTGAGTGCTGCGGCCATATGGCCCTCAGGAGAGAAAGACGGTGAGTCGAGCACCGGCGAGCGAAGCGGGGGTCCGTGGCCGCCCCGCCGCCGGGTCCTGCGACCGCTTCGCTTACGCTAGGAAATCCTTGCAGACCGCGAACGCCGCCGGATACTTGATGGCGATCCCGTACATCGCGAACGTGGTGAGTTCGATCATGCCCTGCTTTTTGAGGCGGTAGGGATCGACGATGATCTCGAACATCCCCCAGTCCCCGATCACGAGCTGCGAGAACGCGCCGAAGATGCCGGCCAGGCAGTCGCCCGAGCTCGAGCCCTTCGTGAGCGCGTTCGGGATTTGCGCCGTGGCCCATGCTGGGTAGCCGTTCAACTCGCCTACTTTCCGGCTCGTGCCGCCCGACTGCAACCCGACGCCCACGCCCATCTCGGCGCTGTTCGTCCAGACTGGGAGGCCGTTGGTGGACGAGAGCGGGACGGCTTTCTTGAACGTGCCGCGCGTGGTCGGATGCACCATGTAGGAGAGCGGCCACTGATCGGCATTCGCCGCGGTGATGAGCGATTCCATGCCGACGAGATCGACATAGCCCGGCGTCCCGCCGTTCGTGCCCATCGCGTACGACGAGGTGCCGCTCCACGCCGTGATGCCGGTCGGCTGGTTGCTGGAGCCCGTACCCGCAATCGCGGCCAGGTCCAACAAGAGCGCCGTGATGGCGGCCAAGTCCTGCTTGACCAATCCATCGACGTCGATCACGCTCTGCACCCACAACTGGCGGGAGTAGGACGTGGACGACTGCGTGGTCTTGGGCGAGAGCGTCACCTGATCGAACGTCATGTTGGAATCCGAGACGTCCGACCCCGGGTTCTCAGCGACCCACGATGCGGTGCCCGCGGCGAGCTGCTGCGGGAAGGCGATCGGCCCTTGCAAGCCGGTCATGTACGACGCGCCCGCCGCGTAGACTGCCATGAAGTTGCGGAGGATCTCCAGAAACTCACCGGGCACGGTGAAGACCAAGTCTCCGCCGATGCTCCCCGAGGTGGTCGCGAGTCCCGTCCGCTGTCTCGGGTCGTACGCCGTCTGCGGCGCCCCGAACTGATTGCGGAGGAAGAGCCCGCGCTCGTTGGCTGCGTTGTGCAGCCGGGCCGTGTCCGTGTTCGCGCACATCGGCACCCAGAGGCCGCCGCCGTCCTTCTGGCCGGGAGGCAGATTCTTGCGGAGCGTGTCGGAGATTTCCGTCTCGAACGATGACGTATCGCCCTTTTTGTCCGCGGCGTTGATGAACGTGCCGGTCCCGCGTGCGAGGTTGTACCGCTTCTGCTCGCTCGGTGTCAGCGACACCGCCGCCGGGCTGGCGACCGACTGGGCCAGGTTGTTGCTGTACATCTCGCGGACCATCGCGAGTGCGGTCGGCACGTCGATTTCCTTCTCGATCGCCTCCGCCATGCGGGTTTCGAGCTTGTGCTCTTTCAGGATCTCGATGACGCGCTTGGTCTGATCGCGCACTTCGGCGCGAACGACTTTGAGATCGACTGGCGGTGGGGCCTCGGCGGCTGTGGCCGCGGCAGTTGGTTCGGGCACTGCGCGCTCCTCGGCCTTCGGGGCCGGTGTGGGTGTTTGCTGCATGGTGGCGATGATCGTTCTGAGCTTCGTGAGTTCATGGGGTCCCAAGCCGTCGAGTGCCCGGCCGACCCCCACCGCTTCGTCTGCGGGAATAGCGACGCTGGAGCCTTCGAGGGGCGTCCAGCGTTGGAAACGGTGCGTGTCGTGTGCACCGTCTTTGCCGCGGGTCACGGCAACCCGCGTCGGATCGACGCGATAGCCGACCGAGATCTTCGTCCGAATCCCGTCCAGCATGTCGGCGCGGAGCGCCTGTGCATCCGGCCGACGCGAGAAGGTGACGCGTCCGCGGAGCTTCTTCGTCGTGGGGTCCAGCCGCACGTCGCGGATCGTCCCCATATGCGAGGTCCAATCCGACGAGTCGTGGTCGGCCAAGAACGGCATCCCCGCGCCCGCACGGCTCATGTCGATCGCGTCCGCGGTGTGTTCCAGCACTTCGTTGTAGCGCGTGTCGGTCCAGAAGTCGTAGCGCTCGACGGCGGTCTCGGACGAGAGCGCAATGTCGATCGGGCGCCCATCGTCGCGGCTCGCCTCGGCGTTGGGATCGGGGGGCGTGGCGCGCACCGCCTCTTCGATCTCCAAGTCCATATCGCGGTAGAGTGTGCCCGCCCCTTCGCGGGCGCGGTGCTGTGCGAGGGCGCGCTCCGCTAGGGCGTGCAGTTCGGCGTCGGTTTTCATGCGGCCGTGTATCCTTTGGTTGTCGCGTAGGCCTTGAGTGCGGTGATGTCGCCCACGGTGACGACCCGCGGGATCACGCCATAGGCGAGCACCACGGAGGGGTTGTTCGCCTCCTGGTAGTAACCGCCCCAGGTGAGCGCGTTGTTGCCAGCGGCGTCCAGCGCCGAGGTCGCGCTGACGCGTGTCTTGGCGGGCACGTCAACGTTCGCGTGGGCGCTGTCATTCGAGACGATGACGAGGCGCACGGTCGAGTCGCAGGACACGATGCTCGCCGGAGTGTTACCGACGGGTCCGACGTAGGCGCCGTAGACGGTGCCCGTAAACGAGATAATGTCGAGCCGCTTGCTGAGGCCCGTGTCGCTGATCCCGCCAAAGGTGTTGAAGCTGCCCGCGCCCGCCCCGGACATCACGGCCCAAAAGCTGATCGGCCCAGAGAGGTCGAACACCGCCGACGCTGCGGTATACATGTATTGCGACGTGCCGTTGAACGTCATGGCGCCGGTCGTCGTGTTGTAGGTCGGGCTCCCGGCCGCGTTCTGTACCGTCGGGGCAAAGCCCGTCGATCCGCGCGCATCGGCCAGCGCGCTGATGACGCCGCCCGACTGGGTGACGTTCACGAGCCCGTCGTAGAGCGCGCCGGCGCTCCCGAGCGACAGCGCCGTGACGAGCGTCTGCCACGGGAGCGCTGTGGCTGCTACTCCCGCCGCCGACGCGAGTGCGATGTCGGCGCCCGAAGCAGCGAACGTCTCGGCTGCCGCACCGGCCCCTGACGCAACCCCGATGTCAGCGCCCGAGGAAGCGAACGTCTCGGCGGCGACTCCCGCGTCCGACGCGATTGCGATGTCGGCGCCTGAGGCACCGAACGTTTCGGCTGCAACTCCCGCATCCGACGCAATCGCGACGTCAGCGCCCGAGGACGCGAACATCTCGGCTGCAACTCCCGCCGAGGAGGCGACTGCGACATCGGCTCCAGAGCCGATGAACGCAGCCACGCCCCCACCGCCGGCAAAGTCGTCGTCGTACCGGCGGCTCATCCGCCACCGCCGGCGCGCGAGTGCGCTGCTCATGCTTTAATTGCCCTGCGCCGCGATCGAGTAGGTGAGCGCGGACACGCTGACTGCGGCCCCGCTCACGATGCTTGTCGTCGCGAAATTGATATCACACCCCGAGGTGCCAACGGAGCCGTCGAAGACAATCGTTGTGGCGTCCGACTTCAAGCATCGGAACCAGGTGACCGTGTTAGTCGCGACTGCGCTCGCCCCTGTGATCGCGTTGGCCGTGGCGACACCGGCCGATGACGCGCCGAACGCGGTCGCACCGAACGTCAGCGTGGCGAGTAGCACTTGCGAGGTGACCGCCCCGCCCGCTGCGGGCTGCGTGCCCGAGTAGAACAGGATCGTGCCCGAGTTCAAGAGGGCGGCGATCGCGTTGACGCCCGCGTTTTGAGCCGCGGCGGCGTTCTGGGTATTTAGAGCGATAGAAGTATCCTCACGTTATGGCGCACAATGGCGCGCTGATTGATGATCGAGCTCATACCGTACGCTCGAGCGTGACGTGGTTCGCGCCGTTGAGCCCAACGCGCACCGCGATCGGGCCGGGGAGTGCGCTGTTGCCCATTCCGCCGCCCGCGCCGCTCGTTGCCGGGTCGTCCTGGCCCGGCTTGGCGGCGGTATCCTCGGAGCCGCCCGCGCCCGGCGTGTCGGTGAGCCGCGTGTCCAGGCTCAGGATCACGCCGTACTTCTTCTGCAACGCCTGGCAGAGCGCGATTTCTTTGATGTTCTCTTCGAGATCGACGCCCATCTCCGCGCACGCCTTGACGTGCGATGTCATGCCCATCGCGATCAAGAGCGACGTGGCTTGCGCGTCTTTCCACGGATCGACCCACGACCAGCCGCGCGCCAGGAATTGCACATCGCGCCAGCGTTTCGCGTCGAAGGTCGGGAGCTTGACCTGCTCGTTCAGCATCGCCATCGGCAACCAGTCTTCGTAGACCGGCCGGTAAAACTTGTCCGTCATAAACTGCTGGATCATCTCGTAGCCGTCGCGCTCGGACGTCTTCCCCTCGCGCATCGACGAGTAGTTGGCGCGCGAGAGATCGCCCGTCTGCGCCGCGTAGGAGATGTCGAGACCGGCGGCCACCGACATCATCACGGCGCGCGAAAACGCCTCGTACTGCGCGGTCGGATGCTGCGGATCGTAGGGCTTGAATGTGACGCCCGGCGGCAACGACTCGAACGTCCCCGGCTCGGCGTCGATCTCGATGCCCTGATCGTTCAGGTCTTCGGCGGCGTTGGGTTCAGTCGCCGAGACGAAGGAGCCGCCCTTGGTGGGGTCGGTCTCGAAGAAGCCCATCTTGGCGGCCGAGCCGCGCGAGGCCACGAGCTCCGACTGCTGGTAGCCGTCGTACATCTGCAAGGCGAGCAGCACGGGCGCGAACCATGTCACGCCGCGGGTCTGTCGCGCGCGCTCACGGACGAAGATGTGAAAGACTTCTGACGCGGGAAGCCGAATGCGCTCTTGCGAGGCGTACTCGCTCGGGTGGCGCTTCCACGGCCAGTACGCGGTCGCCGCGCCCCACTGGTCGATCTCGACGCCCATGCGGATCTCGTTCGGCCCCTGGCCGGGCGAGAACTGGTAGCGGAAATACGTCTCGTCGAACTGGTCCGGGTCGATCAGGTCGAGCGCGTAGCCGTGGTCGTTGGGGAAGCCCTTGAGCCGGTGGATGAAGGCTTCGCCGTCCGTCGCGACCGTCGCCAGGACCATCGCCGAGAACTGGTCCAGCGTCATGTCGCGCGACGCGACCGCGTTCTCGTGGCGCTTGAAATCGACCCACCCGTCTTCGATCGCCGTGTTGGCCCGCGTGTGCGGGATCTGGATGTCGGTCGTCGAATCGGTCGTGACGTGCCGCGCGCGGAGCCGGATGCCCTTCGGCCCAATCACGTTCTTTATCAGCTCGCGGACGAACTTCTTCGCGTGCGGGTTGTCTCGCGTGAGCTGCCGTGCGCGTGAGCGGAGCACGCGAAGATCCTGCCGCAGCTCCATATCCGGCGAGCGGAGTACGAACTTGAAATCGCCGGTGAGCCGGTTGACGTCCGCGCCCGCATAGATCGACCGCAGCCGCGCGAGCTGCTTGCGGGCCGCGGGATCAGCCGATGACCGCATCGATCGCACGAGCGCCGTCGAGTCGCGCGGGATGCTCGGGTCGGTCGTGGGATCGTAGGCGAGCGCCAATCTCTCGCCGGGCGCGCCGCGGGCGAAACGGCCGAGGAGCGCGGAGAGGCTAGATCCCGCCTTCACGCAACCCCCCTCTCGGGCCGACCCATCCGCCGCCGCCAAAGCGCAGCTTGCTCACCATCGCCGTGCGGCCCGGGCGCCGTTCCTTATCGACCTTGTACTCGTAGATCGCTACAAGGCCCTGGAGGCGAAGGATCTCCTCGTGCACCATCCGGCGGCCATAGACCGAGTACTCGCTGACATCCTGCTGCGACCGGGCGAGTACGAGCGCCTGGAAGTTCTCCAACATCTGCTGGTTGTAGGACTTGGCCGCTGGCGCCGTCGAGTAATTCGGGATGACCGTGAACACGCCCGAGGCGGCGTCGTACGTCTCTGTGCCGGCCAGCGCGAGGTAGAGAATCGCGTTGACGTCAGTGGCGTACACGGCCGGCGTGTAGGTCGTCAGCGCGGACCAGACGGTCGAGGCGACGACCCCCCACGAGCCGGGCGACGACGACGGCGTGTTGCCGGTGTTCCCGACGACGAGCGAGAGGTAGGCCGACCCGCCGAAGGTGACGTAGACCCCGGCGGGATAGGTATTGCCCGAGTTGTACGCGGTGGTGGCGATGGGTTGCCAGAAGACGGGACTGGTGGCCGGCGTCTGCGCGAGGTTCGGATTGGTTCGGCTCGCTTTCGTCACCCACTGATACGTCCCTGGCAAGGCGCTTGCACTGAACCCTGGCGGCTGCGAGACGAGCCAGCTATTGCCGTTGGTGGGGTTGACGAACGCGAACCAGGCGAGCGCCGTCGGCCCGACCGCGAAATACTGGATCGTCCACGGCGGCACGTCCGTGGTCGGGAACCGGGAGAAGTACCGGGTCCACGTCCACGTATCGCCGGCAACCAGCTTGTCGGGCTCGTACGAGCGGACGGTTGGTGGCAACGCCAGTCGCGGAAACGAGAAAGGCCCCCAACGCTCCCCTCGCGAGAGGAGCACTAGGGGCCGGGGCCTGAGCCACAGCTATGGGTTGTGTCGCGGGATAGACTCCGCGAATGCCAATATGACGGGCTATCTCGGCCCGCGCAACACGGTTAGCGGAAGTTCCCGGCTCGGCGCTTGAGCCGGCGGGTGGCCGCAAGCGCCGCTTTCACCGCGTCCGAGGGCTCGGATTTGGGGCGCGGCGCGTCGGGATCGGCGCCGCGTTTCCGCTCGCCGGCCGCACGGACGCGGGCCAGAAGCTCGGGCAGGCGGCGGATGGTGTCAGCCCCCAGCGCGTAGAACGCCGCCGCGGCGTAGATCCGGCAGTCGAGGCCGTGGTTGGCGTCCCGGGTCGGCATCCACGCCGTCGTCTTCCGCCCCTTGGCGTACCGGGTGACCTTCTTCTCGGACGTGAGCTGCTCCAACTCCTCGATGTCGGTCGTCTCGGGGAGGTGCACATAGCCCGGCCCGGGCTTGGCGATCTTGAGTTGGCTCGCGAACGAGTCCTTGCCGGTCGAGGTGCCGACCAGAAAGAGGTTGACGCGCCCCGCGTTGGAGTGCGTCGGCGCTTTGAGGAACGGATGCCCCTGCTGGCCGGTGCCCTTGCACGCGAAGATTTTCCGGCCGAGCCGGTCACGGCAGAAATCGTAGACCGCGCGCGCGTGCCAGCCGCTCCCCGAGTCGATGAAGGTGCAGGAGAGCCCGAGCGACGCGCCACCCTCGTGGGCCCACGCGCGCGCGAGATAGGCGTCCAGCGCCGGCCACGGACCCTTGGCGCCGATCACGCCCGGGTCGCCAGGGAAGCTCTCGACCTCGACCAGCCACGACTCCTCGGCCGGCCCCCAACCCCACACGCGGACCTCGAGCCGGTCGCCCTGCACGTCCACCGCGGCGGTGAGCAGGCAGGCCCCAGAGGGCACGGCGGCGGCGTAGGGCTCGAGCCGTTTGAACAGCATCCCCGAATCGACCCGCTCGCCAGCCTCCTCCCAGAGCTCCCCCAGCTTCGTGTTGACGAACACCTGGAGCAGCCGCGGGTAGCCCTCGGCGGCCAGAAACTCGCGCGCGAGCTCCGACCACTGCGCCCATGGGGAGTACATGGCGTTGATGTGGAAGCCCGCCATCCGGCTCCCGGGATTGGCCGCCACCCAGCGCCCACGCTCGAGCATGGCCGGCTTCTCGGACTCGTCGATCACGCCGCCGCACCCGTCGGGTTGGAGGCAGACCAGATGTGCCGTCTCGGGATGGCCCGGCTCCCACTGGATCGCCTCCCACACGATCACCTGAAAGACGCCGCAGTGTGGGCAGGGGACGTGATACCGGCGCTGGTCCGACTCCGCCCACGCCTTCTCGCCGCGGGAGAATCCTTTGACGGTGGGGGTCGTGAAGAGCCCGATCTTTCGGTTCCAGAAGTTTGATGTGCGCGCCCGGCCGAGCGAAATCGGGTCGCCCTCGGCACCGGCCGAATCCGTGAAGCGGTCGATCTCGTCGAAGAGCGCGATCCGGATCGGCTTGCCGGCCAGCGACGACGGCGCGTTGGCGCCCGCGATCTTGATCTCGCCGCCCGTGAAGAGCTTGTGCAGGATCTTGTTGCCGGAATCCCTCGAGCGGGGGTCCTGCACCCGATGGCGAAGCCGGGGCGTCACGCGGATCATGGCCGCCAACCGCGTCTTGGACCAGTCGTCGGCCACGCCCAGGTCGGGGTAGACCACGAGCATCGCGGCCGGGTCCTGATCCATGTGGAAGCCGATCACGTTGAGCAGGACTTCGGTCTTCCCGATCTGCGCGGAGGTGAAGCACAGCACGGTCTCGTAGGCTGGATCGCTGAACGCGTCCATGATGCCGCGGAGGTAGGGCACGCGATCGGTGCGCCATTTCCCGGGCTCGGGCGACGGCGGCGGCACGACCCGATAGCGGTCGGCCCATTCGGAGATGGTGAGTTTGGGCGGCGGGGCGAGAATCTGGCGCGTCGCGTTCGCGCGCCTACGCCGCCATTCCGCTTTCGCCTGGGGTTTCGTCGTCGCCAGCATCCAACTCCGGGTCTTCACCGATCTCCATCATCGCCGCCATCGCCTCGGCGACCATGCTTTCTATCCGTGTCTGCGCTTCCGCGATCGTTCGGACGCCGACCATCGTCGGCGCGTACTTCCCGGGCATGTTCAAGAGCTGCGCGCGCACGCGACTCAGCACGCCCGTCAACTGACGCTCCATGTAGTCGAGCGCGACGAGTTGGCCTTCTTCCTTCTCTAATTCGATCTCTTGGAGGCGTGTTTCTGCCTCCAGTTTGCGCCGGAATACGTCGGCGTTGGGCGCCTCCTTGCCGGTTTTCGCCGCCGCCTGTTGATCTTTGTGCTGGAGATACCACCGCAGGCTGGAGGGCCAGGGATACATCGCTTTGCCGGCGCGCGCGCGGCGCGGCATCCCCTGTTCGACGAGGTTGTGGATCTGGCGCGAGGTGAGACCAAACAGCTCCGCGCATTCTTTCTGCGTGACGAGCTTTTCATTCATTTCGCGAAACCGAAACGGCCCTGGAAAATTCTATCGCTAGCGGTCCCCCGCGCTCGTCCGACACC